CAGGCTTTTATTAAGTATTTCCATGGTTTGCAAGCGTCGAATCCTGATATGCAGTTGAGTCCGCAGGCGCAGGCTACGCAGTTTGCTTCTCAGCAGTCTCCTAATGAGGCTGGTGCTATGGAGTATGTGAATGCTCATGGGGTAATTTTGGGTGCTTTGGGAATGGGGACTAGGTAATGAGTTTGTTTGATCTTGATTCTGTTGTAAAACGTGAAGAAGTAAAACCTGATGGTGTTGGCAACGATTATTACCCTTCTCTTGGATCTCAATACAAGGAAACCACCAAAACGTACGAAAATTATGAATCTGCTGTTAAAGACGTTAAGAAAAGATTAGAAAAAGCTAACGAAGATGCAGACGTAATTGATTCTATTATTAGATTACTTACTGGTCCTTCAGATCAAAGCACAATAAAATCCTTTAGGAGTACTAACGATTTAGTAAACAAGTACGGTACAGATTATTCGATTTATGATTCAATCGAGGATGTAGTAGACAAAAAGAATTTAGATATTAATGTAAGCGAATTAAAAGACTTAGATAATTATAGTCGAGAAGCAGTAGTTCAAGAACTTGAAGATACTCGTAATTCTATTAAAGAAAGTTTTGCTCCTGACTTTGAATTGTATAAAGCGCTAAATCAAGAACAAGATTTTAGGAAACTTAGCACGCTACTTTTAAATAGTGATGATTCGGCAGTAGTTGAGCAAGTGTATGGGTCTGAAAGGTATACGACTAGTAGCGTAACAGAAAGTGAAACTGTAGTTAATCCGTCTGGTATGCCTACGGCTCCACCTGCTTCGGCTCCAGATGCAAGTCCTGTTATTCAAAGAAGCGGTGGTTCTAGTGGAATGGCAACTGCTAGTTTAGCGGCTGATCCAGCAGATGACCCTATCTTTGGTAATTTTGGAGCGCAAGCTGACACGGTTACTGGGCAACAACAAACAGAACAAATTGAAGAAACTGAAGAAACAGAACAACCAACAACTGACACTGGCACTGGTGGTAGTGGTCCTAGCTTAATGCAACAACGAGCTGCCGACAGAAGCGAAATACAAACACTACTAGCAGAACAATTCGGAGGGTCAGCGTTCTTCTTTGAAGCAAACGAAAACGGTTTACGAATAGGCTTAACCGCTGACGGAGCGCCAGTAGCAGTAGACGACCCAGAAGCAGTATCAGAAATACCCATAATAGACTACATCGTTAACAACGGCATAACCGACCAATCCAGGGTGTTAACAATATTGCAAAAAACAGAATGGTGGCAAGGCACAGACAACGCCATGCGAGCATTCGACGTAACCTGGTCACAACTAAGCGAACCAGGAAGAACAGAATACCTTGAACCAGTCATGGATGTGCTAGACCAAGAAGCACAATTCCTAGGATTTGAGTTAAGCGATGACCGCAAATACATACTTGCTAAAGACATAGCACGCATGGGCGAATCGCAAGACAGCGACTACATACGAACAAAGCTACTCGACGAACTTGAATACAGTTCAATGTCGAATGACATATCAGGCTTTGGAGCTGCCAGGGATGCGTTGCAAACACTTGCATACAAGTATTTCACACCGTTATCTGATGAAGCTGCTAACGATTGGGCAGAGTTAATTTACACTGGTGAAGCTACAGAAATAGAATACGAACAATTTTTGAAAGCCTCAGCCGTGTCTCATTTCCCTACGCTTGACAAAGTAATTAACGAAATGGGAATAACACCTGACCAATATTTCCAGCCGTATAAACAAAAAATTGAAAGCATGTTAGGCAGGCAAGTCGATATGCTTGACGAGTTCTCTGATGTTATTGAGTACATTCCGTCTGGCACTTCAACTTCTCGACCTATGACTCTTTCTGAGGTTAGCAAGTTTGTTCGTGCGCTTCCTGAGTGGCAACAAACTGATGCTGCTAAAGACCAGGCTAAGGCGTTGTCGTATGCTATTGGTAGAACGTTCGGGGAGGTAGCGTAATGGCTGTAGAAAACACAGTAGTTACTGATGAAGCTGTGACAGCAGCTCAAACAGAGCAAGATAATCGTTCTTCGATTCAGATAATAACTGATAAGTTAGCTGAGTATGGTTTAGAGTCATTAGGTCCGAAAGCGTTTCAAATGTTGTTAGATGGCACGCCTGCTGATTCTGTATTGTTTGATTTGCGCGAAACGGAAGAATACAAAGAACGTTTTAAAGGCATAGCGATGCGTAGCGCAAACGGTTACACGCCTATGAACGAATTTGATTACATTAAATATGAACAAAGAGTGCAACAATTATTTTTAGAAGCTGGTATACCTAGCGCGTTTATGGAAAGTGACGACATAGCAGAATTTATAGGCAACGATGTTTCTCCTAACGAATTAGGCAACCGTGTCGCTATGGCAGCATCAGCAGTAGCTAACGTAAACCCTGAATTAAAGAATCAACTTCGAGAACTGTACGGTATTGGCGTAGCTGACGAAGGTGAACTAATCGGATATTTCTTAGACCCTGAAAGAGCTGTTAACGCTATCGAACAACGGTTACAATTAGAATCTGCTGGTTTATCAGCAGCAAGTGTCCAGGCTACAGGTCAAGGGCTTAACGTTAACGTCGCTCGACAGTTAGCAGGACAGAACGTGCAACAACGAGAAGTGACAGCTAGGTTAGCTCCGCAAGCTGGGCTGACACAGGCAACGTTTGGTGACCAGGGTGTAGCTAGTTCTGAATTAGCAGCAGCAGAGTTTGGATTAGACTCTGAATCTACTGCTCAAATACGCAGGTTACGGCAACGTAGGCAAGCAACAGCAACGCAAAGAGTTGGTGGTTTGATGACCAACATGGGAGCGTCTGCTCTAGGATCAGCACAAAATCAATAGCCTATAGACGAAAACCTTAAATTTGCCTATATTTAGTTATGTGATCTGCCCCATTAAGAGGGTGAGCCGTTCACAAAAAAATTAAACTCCGCTGGCATTCCACCGTTGTCAGCGTGTATGAGAAGGTGAGTGACATAATGGAAAATGAGTTTACTGAAACGGAAGAAGTTTCTAGTACCGAATCCAAACCTAATTGGCGTAGAGAACTCGAAGCGAAAGCTAAGAGAGCTGATGAGCTTGAAGCCCAAGTTCAACAGATGCAACGCAAAGAAGTGTTCCGTGATGCAGGCTTAGACCCATCTAATAAGATGACTGAGTATTTCATGAAAGGCTACGAAGGCGAGCTATCTGTCGAAGCGATAAAGGCTGAAGCGCAAAGCGCAGGTTTATCAAATGCGGTAAGCCAGGCGAATACGTCGATGGTAGAGCAACAGGCGCAGTTTGCACAGCAAGTTGAAGCGGAGCGTAGAATCGCTGAAGCTGGTGATGATGCTGGTCCTGTGGCAGATCCTCAATTCGAGAGTTTAATTAGACAAACTACAAACGCTGATGAATTACGGCAGTTGTGGGAAGCTAATGGCGGTACTTTTAACGCAATGACGTAAGGTAGGCTCCAAATTTAATTGGAGAATAGCCTAATGGCAATAACACAAATGAGTTCGCTGAACTCTGCTGGTAATGCAGCATTTGAACAGCTCGCTTACTTTGCGTTGCGATCACAACCTCTCTTTGAGATGGTTTGCGATGTTAAAACCACAAACCAATCGCACGCAGGAGCAAGCGTTAAGTTCACAAAGTACAGTGACCTATCACAAGCTACTTCAGCAATATCTGAAACTTCTGACCTCACACCATCAACAATGGGTGACGCACAAGTTACAGTAACACTTGCTGAGTACGGTAATACAATACAAACCACCGCTAAAGCCCGTGGAACCAGCTTCTTAAACATAGACGCTGACGCTGCGAACATTATCGGTTACAACATGGGTGACAGTCTTGATAAGATTGTTCACGACATTGTTACAGAAGGAAGCAACGTACTATTCGGTGGCGATGCTACAGCTACAGGAGAACTAGCAGCAGGTGACATTGTTACCGCTGGTCTTATCCGTAAAGCTGTTGCTAACCTACGAGCTGCTTCTGCACCTGCATTTGACGGAAACGTTTACGTTGGATTTATCCACCCTGACGTTTCTTTCGATCTTCGTGCAGCTACAGCAGTAACTGACGTTATCCAACACCAAATTCGTCAAGACGGAGCAGGTGTCCGAAATGGTAGCATTGGTACATTCGGTGGAGTTGACTTCATTGAAACACCAAGAATCACGCTAACCGCTGACGCTGGTGCTTCCAATGTTGATGAATACAAAACTGTAATAGTTGGTAGACAAGCTCTTGCGAAAGCACACAGCCGGGCAGCCGGTTTCGGTGCGGACCCAAGCATCGTGTTCGGTCCTGTAACCGACAGCTTGCGTCGATTCAACACAGTTGGTTGGTATCACCTTGTAGGATACGGAAGATTCCGTGAGGAATGTATCCGAAGGATTGAAACATCATCCTCAATAGGAACTAACTAATAGTTCTTAATTAGGTAGTAGGGTAGGCTGACTGTACTGGGAGGTTAGCCTACCCTCTATCTTTCTTTATTTGATTAGATTATTATTGGACATCATGGAAGATGAACAAGTAGATGTAG